AATGTGATTGCAAAGAACATAAAAGACTGCGTACAAACGTAAAAAGTATAAACTTCGGTTTAGCCTATGGTATGGGGCCACACAAACTAGCTGACACATTGCTTATCAATATCAAAGAAGCAGAGAGATTAATTGCAAAATACTTTACAGCATTTCCTGCAATAAAAAACTTTCTAGAGTCTCTTGGTAATTATGGTAAGCACAACGGGTATATTAAAACATATGCACCGTACAGACGTATCAGATGGTTTGAAGAGTGGAAGGGTATAAATACAGACAAAGCTATGCTAGGTAAGATAGAGCGTGCAAGCAAGAACACACCAATTCAAGGTAGTGGTGCTGACATGTGTAAATCTGCACTTATTATGGTTCGTGACTATATTTATGATAACAAATTACCCGTTAAACTAGTGATGACAGTCCATGATCAAATTGACACTATAGTACACGAAAGTTATAAAGACGAGTGGTGTACTAAACTTCAAGAGCTTATGGAACAATCAACACTAGATATTATACCATCAGGGCTACTAAAAGCAGAAACAGAAATATCAACAGTATGGAAAAAGTAAAAGACACAGCAGGAAATGAGTTAAATCCAGGTGATCATGTTGTAGTACAAGGATGGAAAGGATTAGAGGTAGCTAAAATAAGAAGATTTACATCATCGTGTATGTTATGTGATTACACATTTGTACATTATAATGGAGATCAAGTACCAAGTAGGTTACAACCTTATTTACCTAATCATCCTCATACAGCAATTAATGACAAGTATCCTGATAGAATGATTAAAGTACTTAAAATAACTCAACAGCAGTATGACAACTTCGAGCAGAACCTCTAGACAAATAGAGATAGTTCAAAAGTTTGCTGATAACAAAGGTAGAGGTACATTACTAGCAGCTACAGGCTTTGGTAAGACTTACACAGCAATTATGGTTATACTACGATTGCTTAAGTCTAGACCAAAAGCTAAAGTGCTAGTAGTTGTGCCAACTATCAACCTTAAGAATCAGTGGAACAAAGAGCTAACTAAACACAGAGTTGTAAAAAACTGCAAAGTAATAGTAATTAACACAGCGTACAAGAATACGTATGAATGTGATCTGTTAATTTGTGACGAGTTACACGCTTATGGTGCTGAACAGTTTATTAAGGTGTTCGACACAGTTAAGTATGAATTTATATTCGGTTTGACAGCTACAATAGAGCGTACAGATGGTATGCACGAAGTATTGCTAGAATATGCACCTGTTATTGATGAAGTTCCTATTGAGGAGTGTCATGAAAATGGGTGGGTAAGCGATTATCTTGTGTATAATCTTGCAGTACCTATGCTAAAAGACGAGCAGCAACTCTACAACAAAGCTAACGCACAGTTTAGATATGCAGCAAGTCAAATAGGCTTTGGGGGAGCACAATCATTTAACAATGCTAAACAGTATTTGAGTGATCCAAGCGCACCACCTGAGATGAAAGCTATGGCAGCTATTTACTACAATGCTATGCGTAAGCGTGGTGATGTATGTAAAAACTCTAAAGCTAAGATACCTGTTATCAAAGAGATTCTTACCACATTCAATGACCGTAAAGCATTATTATTTAGTGCTTCTACAAACTTTGCAGATGAGGTACAAGAAGAGCTTGGTAATATATGTCTTAGCTTTCATAGTAAGCGTACAAAGAAGCAGCAAGCAGAGATACTTAGAAAGTTTAAAGATGGTAGAACAAAACAACGTGTGATAAGCTCAGTAAAGGCTTTGAATGCAGGTTTTGATGTACCAGATTGCTCTCTTGGTATTGTGGCTGCAGGTAATTCTAAAAAGCTAGACAACATACAGCGTACAGGTCGTATCATTAGATATGTACCAGGTAAAACAGCTGTAATTATTAATCTCTATGCACCTGACACACAGGAAGTATCTTGGCTCAACAAGCGTCAAGAAGGGCAAAATGTAAGATGGGTGGATAGTGTAGAAGAAATAACAGTTTAAACATAGCTAGTGGTAATGTCTCAACAATACCAATAAGACCCCAAGCTGTGTAAATTAGGTAAGAGAATTGAGTACACTCTTTTAAGATCGTGATTCCAGGTAATACTGCCAAACCACATGACGCCTATTTTATTATTATGCTAAATTGTACCCCAACGGGTATAAAATAACTTAATAAATCACTAATTATACCCATACGGGTATAATATTACATACATGAGCCGAATAAAAAACTAATTGGCTCATATATTATTAACTAAAAACTAAATTATGAAAAACATTTTAATTGTAATTGCAAGTGTTTTTACATTTTTAACGTGTACTGCACAAGAGTACTATGCTATCACAGCAACAACAAATAACGATTGCTACCAGCAAAGCTTAAATTTAAAAGTTGAAGCAGATTGTTACAATGCTACATGCACTGTAAAAGCAGTGGAAATTGTTGTTGTAGGAGATAACATTAAAACACCTTTTTCGTATTGCTCTAATAAAAGATATTCTTTGCAATATAAAGAAGATATATATTATTTTAAACTTTAATTATGGTAACACAATTAGCTTTAGGTATAGTATGCCTAGTAAGTCTGTACATAGTATGGATGATGATTAAAACAAAAGAAGTAAAAGATGTGCATATAAATGCAACAGCTTATAACCTAAAAAAACAAAAAAACAATGGCTCTAACGCAAGAAGAAAAAGTAAACAAAATAGTAGAGGTACTGGAAAAGCACAACAAAGTACACGAAAACATGGAAAATCAGCTAAAAATAATAGCAGATTTCCTAAACACAACAGCGGAACAAGTAGTAAAGATTAAAAAACAATTGCGTGATACTACAGAAAGTAACGCGTAAATCAATGTTGATAAGACCATCAGGTCGTAGCACAGATTTCATATCTCCGTCATTTGGCTACGGTTGTTTATACAATTGCTCATATTGTTACATGAAACGACACAAACCTGATGGTCTATCAATATCTACAAACACAGGCGACATACTTACAGCAATAAATAACCATGCATATTTTACACCTGTAAATAAACCTAATCAAACGCATGCAGACTATACTACCTACGACATTAGTTGTAACGAGGACTTTGCACTGCATGCTAAATACCATGATTGGGAAAGGATCTTTGAATTCTTTAGAGATCATCCTGTTGCAATGGGTGCATTTGCTACTAAGTATGTTAACCCTAATCTAATTAACTTTGATCCGCAAGGTAAAATACGTATTAGATTTAGTTTGATGCCACAACACATGTCTGACATTCATGAGCCTAACACATCTAAAATCATTGATAGAATTAAAGCTATTAATGCATTTATAGATGCAGGGTATGATGTCCATGTGAACTTTAGTCCTGTTATCGTAGAAGATGATTGGCTAGAGGATTACGAATATTTGTTTGATATGATGAACGATTATGTTGATTATAAAGATCAAGTACATGCAGAAGTAATATTTTTAACACATAACGAAAAAAAACATGAAGAAAATCTGAAGAAACACCCTGAAACAGAACTACACCTATGGAATCCTGCAATACAGGAAGAGAAAATCTCGCAGTATGGTGGAACTAACATAAGGTATGCTAAACATCTGAAGCCATTGTATATAGATGCATTTAAGGCTTTGCACGAAAGAGTTATACCTTGGAATAAAATCCGATATATATTTTAATATGCCTAGTAAAGATTATTTAGACTACAATCCTCTTATACCAGAGGTAAAAAAGAAAGTAAAAAAAGAAGTAAAACCAAACACAGTAACAAAAGATATATTTGAATTAGTATTTGGTTTTGGATACCCTAAAACGTATAACACACCAAGTGTTATGAAAACTTATAGATACCCTAAAAACGACGGAAGCAATGGCAAAGTTAGTAAATTTCGCTGATCTCAGCATGATAGCAGTACCTGAGCGTACTGAGACTTACATACCAGTGAGTCACCAAGAGTTAGTAACAAGAGTAAAGAAAGCAGGAATGCTTAAGTATGGTAGAGAACCTATTTCACAAAAGCTAGAAGTAAATCACAGAGGACAACAAATGTTTGGCTCTATGGTATTTCCAAGCAGTGATAAAAACTCTGACATATCTATAGGATTCCGTAATTCGTATGACAAAACATTACCAATAGGATTATGTGCAGGCTCACAAATTACAGTGTGCTCTAACTTAATGTTTGTAGGCGATATTGTAAAATTACGTAAGCATACTCAGAATATTGAGAGTGATATGGATGCGTTAATTGCAGAATTGTTTACACAAACTGATAAA